AACAATGATCGACGAAGAGACAGACCTACCAATCGACACAACCGAACCAAAGTTCCCAGAAGTAGAACTTACGGTTGACATCTTTGGAACAGAAGGAAACGCCTTCTTTCTTATCAGCAAGGTGCGTAGGGAGCTGGCATATCACGATGCGAGCGAAGAGGAAGTCGAAGAGTTTGACAAGGAAGCCAAGTCTGGCGACTACCAGAATGTGCTTGACACAATTGGTAGGTGGATTACCTTCACTTACTTTCCAGAGCCTTTCTAAGAACCTTCTCAGTGTCCCCCTTGACAAGCAGTCGGGGGGACACTACAATGTACACATACCAACCAACAAGGAGCCAAAACAATGGAAATACGATTCGAACTATGGCAAGCATTCGACGATGAAGACTTCTTCTCCCGTCGCACACCCTGCCCAATGCGCCCACAATACTCAGGAATGATCGAATTCAATGCCGGACCAGACGGCAAGCTGCCAGTCTACCCAACACTCGACAAGCTGTTCGAGATGTTCAACATCAACCACCCACATGACTTCACCGGACACTCGCTGAGCGTTCACGACATCGTCGTCCTAGGTGAAACGTCCTACCAGTGCATGCCAATCGGCTGGGAAATCTGCTCAGCGCCTTCAATCAAAGGGCCAGCAGACGTTGTCGAACTACCCTTCATGGACCCTAAGGCCACAGTCTGCGGACACTGCAGACGAGGATGGGACGATACCGTAGCCACAAGCTGGACACCCGTACCATCCGGCAGGTGCCCATTCGAGTACGAGCACGAGTACGAGGATGACTAATCCTGGGCACGTCCGGGGCTGGTCGCATTATCGACACTAGCCCCCGACGGCCTGCACTGGGCGAGCCACACGCCCGCCATTAGGGTAGCCGACAAAATGCCCCCTGAGCGAATACTTATTAACTTTGTTCAACAAATTGACTAAAGTCCTACATTTTGCTAGGATGTACACATACCAACTACTAAGGAGCTAACAATGCTTTACAACAACTACACAGTAATGCCCGCACATTCTTCCAATTTGGAAAACGTCGAATTCATCAACGTTGACTCAGGCCTAAATGAGAGCACCGGCTATACCGCCACGATCACATTCACCGACCTACCAGACAACCTACTGACGGGATTCGAGGTCCAACGAGCCATCTCTCAGGCCCTCCAAAATGACGAATACCATCTGATGGTAACTTGCTTCGGGCCAGAGGCTCCGCTGAGCGACGAAATCTTCGGTCAGATCTTCGAGGGTTACCTCACAGCAGCCGCATGGCTATCCGTTGACGACACTGGGGCCGGAACTTTCATGCAGTCCGGCAACTTCGACGAGCGAGCAAGAACGCATGCTCTGGGCGAGCTACAGGATTTCCTGGGCCTAGCCTCTGTCGATGTTAGGGAATTCCTTTCAACGAATCAGCCAGAGCAACTAGGGCACGATTTCTTCCTAACTCGGAATCGTCACGGTGCTGGATTCTGGGATCGTGGACTAGGTGACCTTGGTCAACGTCTTACCGAGGCTTCCCATACTTATGGTGAGACCAATTACTACGTTGACGAGACGGGCAACATTACGTCTTACTGAGAATTCTGTCAGGTTGCATCACATCCTGTGCTCTGCTTCAGCCCCTGACAGCTAGGGTCAGATCGGCTCCCCGCTGGTCTGGCCCGACTTGACAAAGCAAATACTACCTGCTATTATGTACACATACCAACCAACAAGGAGCCAGCAATGAACGAAGTAATCGCAGTATTCAGCCACAGTGAGCTTATAAGACTCAAATTGGCAGTCATGGACAGAAGAGACAAGCTAAGAGGATGCGCAGATCCCAGGTCTTCAGACATGGAAGAGCTTGAAGAGAAGCTAAATCAAATAGAGACCCGAAACGACATGCGGAATTGGGTAGATCAACAGGATCTGCTTGAGGCTGTAGAGAAGTCGGATTCCTTAGCTATTGAAGCGTGGTCAGCATCAGCAACGCAAGGTGTACACATACCAACAAACACAAGGAGCCAGTAATGAACGTAAACGAATTTCTAGAAGCAGTAATGACACCGCAATACCATGCGGCCATCCAAGAAGTCTTCGAGACAATCCTCCCAGAGATGTACGACGGCACACTGCCCGACACAATTCTGGCAGCTATGCAAGACATCAGCTGGGAATTTGGAATCGAATTTCACGGGGAGATGCTGTAATGAGCAAGCACTACGAAGTAAAAGCTGTCATGCCGCACCCAAGCTACGAAAACAAAATCCCACCATCCTTCTATAAGGCAAGTCAAGAAAACGTTGACTTCATTTTCAGATCAGGTGCTACGCAACTAGGCGTGTACTGCGTCGAAAATGACAATCGGCGCTTTGTCAAGTACCTCTACGAACCCTCACTCTATGAAGAAGTGAGCTAAGAACGTTCCTGATCCCTATACCCGATCAGGAGCTAGTCCTCGGCACCACTGGCCTCCTCTCTCTCTCAGAGGTGCCGGGGCTATTTTTAAATGAGCGTGACCCCGCCGTCGTGTACTGCCCTATGCGACGGTGGCGTGGTCAGCATCAGCAACGCGGGGGGAAGTCGATGGCTCCTCTTCCCTCCGCCTTGCTACTTCAAGAATCTGATGAACCCGTTGGCGTGATAGACCATAGGTCTCCCCAATGACTTGCAAGGTCACACCACTTGACCGCATCGCCACAATCTCAGTGTTACGGCCTGACTTAGACTTAGGACCAGGCTGGAGAACCCAAGCCCAATCTGCGCGGCCTTCAAGAGCAATGATCATGTCTTGCTGTAGCTCGCCTAGGCGGTAGTATGTGCGAATCGAGGATACCCACCGCCCTAGTGGTACGGTGCCCTCCATGTGCTTCACGGGGACCCTAGCGGTGCCTTCTCGGTCAATGTAGGTATCAAGTGCTTCTAGGTACTTTGTTGCTTTGTTTAGTGATTTCATACTGCCATGTTACATCACCTAGATGACTTTGTAAAGCCATACCGCAGCATCAACTTGACAACCCCTGTTTCAACATATACAATACCCCCTACAACAAACGAAAAGAGCCAAATGGAATTCATCCTAGCTGAACTAAACAACGAAGAAACGCAATCATCAGCACTCGTAGTCGCCGCACCAAAAGCAGAAGACTCCAGACAAAAAATGATTGCCTACCCCACACCCCTAACCCCAGACTACGAAATGCGATTCATCATCGCCATCGACGACAACATCGTCAACGACGTAATCGAACGAGACGCAGAAAACGGTGACACACAATCATGGGATCGCATGATGGAAGCAGCCTGCTCCCTCGCCCAACACAACACCGAAACCCAACTCAAAGCAAAACAATGGTCCATCCACGAACAGGACAACAAAAATGACTACAACGAATAAAGAAACACAAGAAACACAAGACACCAACCAACACGTCGCAACCGTATTCGAATACTGGGTCTCCAAAACATGGACAGGCCGCGGCGTCTACCCCGTACTCTCAGAAAAGCGACGCAAACTAATCCAACGCTGCATCAAAACCTACGGATTCGAAGCAGCCCTAGCAGTAGTAGACGGAGCCATAGCCTCAGACTGGCACACAGGGTCAAACCCAAGTGGCAAACGCTACCTCTCCATCGAACTACTCTACCGAGACGCAGAACACATCGAATCGTTCGTCGAAAACGCAGAAGAAGCCAACGGAGAACCCTTCTAATGAACAAAGAAGAAACAGTCGCAATCGTCGAACGCGTCTGGGCATCATGGGGATCACGACCCGAAAACCCAGAAGAACGCAAACAAACCTACGCCGCATGGTTCGAAATCCTCAGCGACATCGAACGGGACCTCGTAGCACAAACTGTCAACGACCTCATCACAGCAGACGGCTACAAGCCCCGACCAGGGACAGTACGCCGCAAAGTGCTCCTCAAAGGCAGAGAAGCCCCGACAAAGGCCGAAGCATGGAACGAAGCGCAGAAGCTACGCCAGTCGCTCCTCACCGGGAACAACGCCCCGGCAGTCCACCCGCTCACTCTAGCTACAATAAATAAGATTGGGTCCGTAGCGGATCTCAACACCGGGGCTGACCGAGAGTTCTTCCTCAACACCTACACCGAAACCGTAAACACCTGGGAAGCAGAGATAACGGGACTATGAATCCAATAGACACAGTACTAGGCAGCCTCCAAGGAGTGAAAAAAGTTGGAGATACAGCCTGGTCCGCAAAATGCCCATGCCGTAACGACGACGACAACCCAAGCCTTTCCATCGGGATCGGCAAAGATAACAGGGTTCTACTTAACTGCCACCGGGGAAACGGTGGCTGCGACACCAACCAAATCTGCGACTCAATAGGACTAACTATGACAGACCTTTACGAAAAGAAAAACGAGCCACGAGAAACCCTCACCCTCACCAACACCTACCTGTACACCGACGAACAAGGCGAAGTCCTTTTCCGGAAACTCCGATTCAAAGACAGCGCAGGGAAAAAAACTTTCCGGCAACAACACCCCGAAGCAGGCGAATGGGTCTCAGGCAGAGCCGGGGCTGACCCCGTCCTATACCGCCTACCCGCAGTCAAACAAGCGATCTCCGACCGTGCCGACATCTGGGTATGCGAAGGCGAAAAAGATGTCGACGCAGTAACCGAAGCGGGACGGTGCGGAACAACAATGCCCGACGGGGCTGGCAAATGGAAACCAATCCACACAGCCGAGATCGCCGGGGCTCGCCGGGTAGTCATCGTCGCAGATAACGACCCCATCGGGACTGAGCACGCATGGGCTGTACACGACGCCATCGTCGGGGCTGTCGAGAAAGTTATCGTCGTCTCAGCCCCGCAAGGCAAAGATGCTTACGATTTTATTCACGTCTACCGGGGCGACCTAGCCGACATGGCACCGCTCGCACGCCCCGGAGAAACCCAAATTGAAATCCCTACCGGGACTGACGAGTTCAGTGAGATCGCCAGGGGGATCGCTGATCTTGTAAATTCCGAAGCCCCGCTCACATCCAAATTGATGAGAGCTAGGAATCTGATTGATCGTGCCGAGGTGGATGGCATTCAGCAGGGTGGCAGGCTTGTCGCTTGGACTGATTTCGTAACCGAAGTTGAAGACGATAAGTATGATTGGGTTATCCCAGGGGTTCTTGAACGACAGGAACGGGTTATTGTTGTCGCCGCTGAAGGTGTAGGTAAAACAACTCTTGCTCGTCAAATTGCGATTTGCACCGCAGCAGGGATTCAGCCGTTCACCCGATCGGGGATGGCTCCTATCAAAACACTGTTTGTCGACCTTGAGAACCCTGAAAGAATTATCAGGAGAATGTCCAGGCAGATTGTCGCAGCAGCAGAACACTACCGGCCCCACAAAGGCGCACCAATCAACGCCCACCTGTTAATGAAACCCGACGGGATGAACCTGCTCGAAGCAGCAGACCGCATCCTCCTAGAAGAAACCATTGAACGAACCCAACCAGACCTCCTAGTCCTGGGGCCCCTGTACAAATCGTTTATCGATCCAGGCGGCAAAACATCCGAATCGGTCGCAGTAGCCGTAGCGAAGTACCTTGACTACATCAGGTGGACATACGACTGTGCCCTCTGGTTAGAACACCACGCCCCGCTCGGTGGATCTGGCGGTAGGGACATGCGCCCCTTCGGTTCGGCTGTGTGGTCCCGCTGGCCTGAATTTGGTTTGACGATCGAACCCGATTTGAGTTCGGCTGAGGTAAACCATTTTAAGATTGGTACTTTCCGAGGGTCTCGGGACGTCCGTCATTGGCCTACCAAAATGAGGTGGGGTTCGACACTGCCGTTTGAGGCGCTGGAGTATTCGACAGCGCCCAACAATTGATGTAAACTCTGATCATGTCTGACGCCATGTCAAGAGAATTCCTCGCAGAGCGGGATCTCATGATCCTCCAAATGAAAAAAGCCGGAGCATCAGAATCAGAAATCGCCAAAAGATTCCGCATCTCAATCGGCGCAGTCAAATCCGCGTTACAACGCCAACTAGAACAACTCAACCGGCAAGCCATGCTCGCCTATCCAGAAGTCCTACGAATGGAACTAGAACGCCTGGACTCCCTCCAGAAGGCCCTGTGGCCCCTCACACAGATGAGACGGGTAACTACCGACGACGGCTCCGAAGTCACGTTAGAACCCGATATAAGGGCCACACAGCAAGTTCTGGCGATCATGGCGAGCAGAGCAAAACTTATGGGACTAGAACAAGCATCCAAAATGGACATCAGAGTCGACGTACCCCAAGTCAACACACCCCAACTACACGGGGCTCAACAAGCAGAAAGCATCACAGCTTTCAGCCCCGAGAACGAAGCAAGACAACTACTCAAACTTATGATCCAAGCCGGAGTGATGGACGACTCCGCCGAACACCTACTCGAACTCGAAGCCCCGGCAGATGTAGAAGACGCCGAAATTGTAGAACAAGTAGAACAAGAGGAAACATGAGCCCCGACGACCCCACCATCTACAACGACAACATCGGCCCCGCAATGGACAAAGTCGCCGAAACCCTAAACCCCACCATAAGCAAACCAGGCAAAAAAGGCAGCCCCGCCCAAGCACAAATCCTCGTAAGAGTCACCACAGAAACCAGAGACCGCTGGAAACAAGCCGCAGAACACTCCGGCAAACCAGTCTCAGACTTCATCAGAGACCTCGTCAACGGGGCCGCCGACGAAATCCTCGACTGCTCCCACCCACAAAACATGAGACGCTGGAACATCCGCCACGAATACTGCCTCAAATGCGGGAAACAACTCCGATGATGCCCCGCAGACCAGGCCGACCCCCAGAAGCCCCGACAAAAGAAATCTGTGCGATAACCCTGAGAGTCCCGGCAGCAGTCAAAACACACCTGATAGAACAATCAGAAGCCCTGGATATTTCAATTAACGAATATATGATTATGCTTATAGAGCGTTCTAGGTGAGTCGGGTCCCTGAGAGGGCTACGACCGAAGGGCAAGTGTACCTACAGATCAGACTACCTGGGGGGCTTAAGAACCAGGTCATTGATGATGCTGAGAGCTCGAACGTCAGCCTCAACGCCTGGCTGTTACAAGCCATCCAGAACATGCTCAGAGACGGCATGCCCGCACCAGCACCCCTAGCACCATTGCCCACGCATGTGGATGTGCTGAGGGCGTACTTATCTGGGGAAACTCTTATGGGCCCCTGTGGTCAGCTCGCCACGGACTGTGATGCTGTGAACGGTAACAGGTTGGCAGCTGATATGAGCTGTGAATGGTGCCAGACTTGCGGCATCCGCCTCACATAACTCACTCACAGTGACCAAACGGATCTTACCCGCCCGTGGCCCCACCCCATAAAACCACACACCGTCACAAAACTTCCAACAAAAACCACACACCGTAACAAAAACCCACACACAGTCACAAAACCCAACTACTAATCTCCTACTAACCAACATCAAATTAGTAACAACCTAACAACCACACCCACCCCGACGACCCTCACGCACCACCTGAGACCCCCCAGACGGCAAAACAGACACCACCTTCACCACCACACCACCCACCTCAGCAGCCTTCTCCAAAGCCCGAACCTCAGACCCAGACAAAAACTCCCCACCCCCAGGGAGGTCCACACGCCACATGGTTACCCGTTGTGGTCTCACCGGTTATCTCCCCATACCCCGGCGATAGTAGTCCTAGAAGGCCTGATACCAAGCCGTTTCTGCTCTTTGTCTATCTGCCTTGAAGTCATCATGGCCCACACCCCATGCATGTCTGCTGCTGGGAATTCGAGTGCGTAGTCTCTGCATTGTCTGAGTACTGGGCATTGTTTGCATATTGCTCTTGCTTCGGTGATGTAGCTGATGTCTTTGTGTTGTTTGGGGAAGAATTTGGTTTGTTTGCCTTTGCAGTTGGCTTGTTCTGTCCAGTGGTCTTTGTGGGCTTTTGTGTGTATATCGGTTTTGGGTGTGTTTGTAGTGTGGTGTTTTTTGTTGATGTTTGTTAACGGGTTCATAGTGTTGTTGCCTGTTCCCGTGTGTTGGTCATTTTGGGTGTTGTTTTCTTTTCGTGGAGGTTATTTGCGGATTGTTCTGATTTGGTGGATGCATCCTATTGGGATGACTATTCCGTTTCCGTGTTGTTGTCCTGTGAGGGATGCGATTACTTTAATGTATGTGTCGGTTTTTTCCCATAGGTAGCCGATGGTGAGTGCTTTGGGTGGTTGGATGTTGTGTGTGGTGTCTGGGTCTTCCCAGGATGAGGCTCCTAGTGAGGCTGCGTCTATCCATAGGATTTCTACTAGGGTTGCTGTGCCGTGTTTTGGTTTGGCTGTTTCCCAGGCGTGGTCGAGTATTGATTGTGTTTTTTCTGTTGGTGTTGTCATTTGAGGATGTTGAGTCCTCCCCATCCGTCTGGGTTGACGATGAGGCTGAGGGTTCCTGCGGCTGTTGTTGTTCCGTGGGCGTTGGCCCAGTATTCGCCTACTTTGGTTAGGGATGGGGCGATGAGTAGTAGTCGGCCTTCTTGTTCTTTGATGTTGAGGTGGTGGAAGTGTCCTGAGATGAGGATGTTTGCGTCTGCTAGGGATGGG